CATGAGCTTAACGCTCCCATAGGCTGGCCAACTGAGTACTTCAAATGAAGATTAGCATCTTCACGAGAAGAAAGGACTCAATCTCTACGAGTCAATAGGTTACCCCATGACTCTCCTAATTCATCATTAGAAAACATATTACTTAATATGTCTTTCTGTAGTTGAATAGGGAGACGATCGGTAGCAGATGACAGATCATAAGAGTAAAACTTTCCTTTAATCAATCCTAGACGATATCGTTCTAGGAGTCTGATTAGAGGTCGTTTCTGATCGAAAGTTCCATCAGTAGGTATTGCTCTCAATATAGAAAACAATGCTTTATGTAATGGTCTTAAGATCGTTTGCGTAACTAAATCAGTTATAGCAAACACTCTCATTTTCCCTGCCGCTTCTTCCTTGATTGAAAGACGACCCAGATATAGATCGTCCGTATCTCTATGAGGAGCTCTGATTAATAAATCAGAGACATCTTCTTGAAATACGTGATCCAATCAAACTTGGCCTCCTGGGATCTGAGATCCATAGGAGAACAAATCCTTCATTAGTTCTGGATTTCTATATCATGCAATGATATCTAAATACAGTCCCTTTAAAGAGGAACAGTGATTCGGACCTGTCGCTCCAGACTTAACTAACTCCGTAGGTTCAAGTGGCTTTAACACCACTTTACCAATATTTCCCAATAAAAGGAAATTCTTAAGAGCAATAGTTAAACCAACTCTTTCTATAGTAGGACTACTGCCTTTAAAAGGGTCAGTAATACTACCTAGTTTAAGAGTACCGGGGATCTTTATTACCCGGTAAAGCGAAAAGACAGTAAGAACGAACCTGATTACCTCGGGCTCACGTTTCTTTATTAGAAGACGTAAGCTACCAGGGATAATACAAGGAACGCCCCCACTTAGTGCCACCGCAATATCTATACTAGATTTTTGAGGCTGGCCGGCTACAAAGTGCTGTAACAGACGATAACACTCCTTAAGATACATAACAAGGAAAACCTTTCCATTGTTATCTCATAAAGAGGAAATCCGAAAGAACAGAACTCTAATAGTCGTTCTGGGGATAGAAGGAAATAACCAATTAAGTAACGGTAAAAGTACTCATAACATCACTTTCGTGATGTAGTTTCCTTTCACCTTACTTTCAGTTTGATTTGTTCTATTTATAGTGTTTTTCATGATTATAATTTGTTAATATTAATTTAATTCTTTATAATTCATGGATAACCATGAATAGCTACAATCTCTGGCTCTCCAGTAGGATTAGTCTAAAAGAATAACGACTAATTCTACTTGCCAATTCAAGGGCATCTAAGATGCACATAGACGGCATGGATCAGGAAAATATGAGCAGATCTGCTCCTATCCTCAAAGAGGACCCCGCACTGAGGTTTCCCATCAGTGGTTGGTATTCCCAAC